CTCTGTTGTTGGGTAGCCTGTGCAATGGGCGTTGTGCCCCCAGACACGATGGGTGCTGGAGGTGGTGTGATATCAGCCGATGGCGTGATAGGTGGCGCAGGTGGGGGCGTTACGTTTGTAAGCGGTGTCCCAGAAGTCTGAGGTTGGTCAAACGCTTGTTGGATAGCATTGTTTGCAGGGGCTTGCGGTTTGGTTGTGTCTTGAGTTGCCCCAGGCAGAATAGAGTTTGACCGACGCCAGCCGCCAAGGCCACCGCCCATCACCCCGCCAAGAGCCGCACCACCAACAAACGACTCTTTGTACCGCTCAACAGCATCCTGGTCAAAGAACTGGGCTTTATCGTCCACAGCCATCCGAGCACCTTGGCCAGCGCCCTCTTGTAGGGTTTCTGATACGCCTTCTTTTAAGCCAGTAGAAACCGCAGTGGCTCCAGTACGCAAAGCTGCGCCACTAAGACCACCGGGCTTGTCAAGAAAATTAATGGTGTTGCGAAACAAGTTACCACGGGTTAGTGCTCCTTCTACGCCAACCATACCCAGCCCAGTGTAGGCTGCGCCATAGCCAAGGGCGCTTGGCAGATCAGTCTGACCGCCTGTTTGTTCCCGTTGCTGGCTCAGCATTTCTCCAACGCCGGATGGGTACTGCCCAGCAAAACCAGCCGCAGTTGCTCCAGTACTTAAGTTGCGTTCGGCAACGGCAATGGCTTGTTTGGCTTTGTCGGCAGCGGCTACATCTTTGGCGGCTTCAGCAGCAGCAAGCGCGGTGCGTCCTTCAGCAAGTGCGGCACGGGTGCCAGTCATGGCAAGACGGCCAGCCCCGCCAGTTACAAGTGCTTCCGCCATATATGGGGCAGAACCAATAGCCAGCCCAGTTACATAGTCAACACCTGTGCCAACGCCAGTGACATCTTTATATGACTCAATTGCGCCCAACTCTTTGGCTCGTGCAGAACTAATATCTGCTTGTGCTTCATTGCGGACTCGTTGTTTTTGTAGGTAGTCAGACGTTCCTTCAAGCCCAGCAGCTTTGGTAACTGCTTCTGCCGTTCCATACAGACCAGCTTGATAACGGTCTATAGCCGACCCAAACCGCTGGGAAGTTTTACCGCCGCTTATGTCATAGTCAAACGACTGCGCAACTTCCGTGATCGGAAGCTTAAAAACTTCAGACGTCCGCTTGATGATTTCTTCATCGCTGGCATCCTGTAAAGACGGAAACCGAGAACGAAAATCGGCAAATGAGGGCATGGTTTACCTTACAAGGGGATTTGCGGCCAATTGATCACGTTGTGTGCGCAATGCTTGCAGTGCTTGCGCGTTTGCAAGATTTGGTTGCTGCCTCAAAGTTTGCATAGCACGTTCAATTTCTATATCCAAACTACCTATCCGATCAGTAATTGGGCCTGTCACTTCTGGACTGATGTTTCCATACCTGGGTGCGGGCGCAGGAGTGGGCAAAGGAATTGCAGACGCAGGAGCAGCTACAGCCCCGCCTTTACCACCGCCAGCAAATGGATCGCTGCCTGGTTTTGCGTCTTTCATTGCAGCAGCCACGGGATCAACATACCCAGTATTGACCCCAAGGGTGGAGTATTTTTTCTGGATTGCTTTTATCTGGTCAGGCGTTTTTGCCCCTGACACTTCATCTGCGTAGTTCTGTTGCAGCTTTTCATTGGCTTTGTCTGGCACTGGTTTAGCGTCGCGTTCTCCAGTAATCTTCTTAAAGAACGTCACATCTTGGATTGGTTTGCCGTCTTTTCTTGCAAAATTTCCTGTGTTTTTGTCGTAGCTGATGGGTTCGCCGTCAGTATCAGCACCAAGTACCGCCCAATTGCCTGTCTTTTCTCCCAGAGACTTGGCCAAAGAATTGCGGTAGTTGGCGTCAGCGTTGTAGTTTTTAACCTTGGCGGCTGATTCCGCAATTTTGCCGGGCGTGAGGAGTTGCTCTTCCGCAAATTTGTCACGGTTAAGTCTTAAAGTATCTTCGTCAACGCCCAGTTTTTTGGCCTCAATGTCCACTCTTCTTTCTGACAACTTCAATTCTTGATTTTTACGGAAATCTTCTTTGCCGCGCCAATAATTTTCTGGCGATGACGATGTCATCATCAAGTCCTGAACTTTGCTTGTCAATAACTGCAAAGTACTGATGTCCGCAGGCAGCACTTCTTGTTTGCCCTTTTTGTCCGTAAGCACAATTGAATTCCCGCCCATAGCGTTTTTAGCAATCGTCGCAGTTTTTCCGTCGTCCAATCCTGGAAGTTTGCCTTCGTTATAGATTGGGACGAAGTGTTCTTCAAGTACTTTAGCAATGTCGCCATTTGTTTGTTTTAAAGAATCAAAAACGTTTTGCTGGAACCCTAAAGCAATTTCTTGCTTTTGAGCATAACGTTCGGCACGTTTACCAGAAGAAATGTTAAGGGCACCCGCTTCTGCTGCTTGTGCTTTTTCGGTCAGACCTGCTGCGTAAAGTCGTTTGGAGTACTCATCTGCCGCCATGTCTTTAGTCATGGTTGGCCGAGCGGGGTTGTACTGTGCTGCTACTGCTTTTGCTTCTGGAGTTGCTGCTACTTCTCCTTGACGTTGTGCATTTTGACGTAACGTTTCAGCAATTTGTGCTCGGTCGTAAGCGTCAAATGCGTCCCCAGAATTGTTGGTAAGCATTGCTGCTTGCTGTGGGCCTACGCCAGTATCAGCTTGCAGGTCACCAGATAACGCAGCTTTTCCAATGCGCCCGTAGGATTCTGCGGCAGCAGATTTAACGGATTCTTTTTCCCGCATCCTGTCTTCAAACTCAATTGCTTGGCGACGATCAGCAGCTTCACGCATTTCGCGTTCTTTTTTCTTTTCTTCAAGTTCTTGCAGCGTGACATACGTGCCTATCCCGCCCTTGACAAGACCGCTTGCAAATGCACCAAGATTAAACGCCATGATTTTCCTCTCGAGTCAGAGCGCGTAGCCCCGACATTTGTTCCGTTACTGCATTATCAATCCGCCGAAGCAATTGCACAACGTGCGTATACTTTTCTGGATGGTTTGTTTTGATATAGGCCATACGTTCTACAGAATGGTTGCAGTGTGCAGTGCAGTTCCAGCAATCCAATGAGGAGTGCTCCATGCTAAGCCGACCTGACGTGTCAACCCCGCATTCAGTAAGGTACGCCAAAACATCTTCTTTAGTCCAATCTTCAATAGGCTGAATGCGCTCTACGCCGTCCTGTGTTTGCCCAGATTTAATTGGCGCTTTGCGGGTTTCATCAGAACGTTGTCCTGAAATAATGGCGGTAAAACCAAAATTTCTACAGGCTTGGGCCAAAGGATGCCATATATTTTCTGAACAACAATCCAAGTAAGTACGCAATGTAATATCTTGGCTCTGCTCAAACTGTTGTCCAGTGGCGGTGTAGCTTACTGGCACAACGTCAGATGGATACCCGCGCTGCGCAACCGAAGTAGGCTGGTCACTTACGACTTCAAGAAAATTAGGAACTCGGATTTTGAGTTGCTCCATAGCTTCCTGAATTTCTGGAAAACCGGCATTTGTGTTTACCCAAACCACTGTAATTTTGTCCAAGTAATTTTTTAGTAAGTGCAAACACGCAAGCGAGTCTTTTCCGCCTGAATACATCAAAGCAACCTTACTATGTCGGACAAACAAATCGTCAAACATATTACATAGACGCATACAAGCCGATACCAGACCCAACCGCAGAACCTAGTCCGCCGTACATAGCGCCTTCAGCTTGCTGCTGTGCGTTATACGCTGAAATATCGGCTTGATACTTACCAACGCCAAGTTGGCCAACTTGGTTCCACCCGCTCATAGCAGTTCCTGCTCCGCGATTAAACGAATCAGCAATAGCCAGTTTGTTGGTTACACCAGACTGAGCAGTGTTGACTCCAGTAGCGCCTGCGCCAACACCTGTATTGGTTGCCGTATTAGCTTGCGATGGCAGACCAGCGTACATGTTGTACGCATTACCCAACTTGGCTAAACCAACTTCTTTAGCCGCCATACGTGTCTGGTTTTGGGCTTGCGCTTGTGCAGCAGCCGTTAGAACAGAATTGACGTTTTCATTACCAGCCGCAACACCAGAAGTGGGGTCAATCCCATACTGTTGCTGGCGCATCATTGTTTGTTGGCGTTGATTTTCAGACGCAGTTGCTACATCTGCACCAGCGCGAAGCGCCATCATTTCTTGATATGCAGGTTCGTTGTACTCAACAGCTTCTTTACGAATCGCTTCCATAAGCGGGATACCGCCAGTTTCATAACGTTCACGGTCTTTTTCGGAGTACTCCAACTGCTTCTTCATAGTAGCAGATGTAACGTCGTACAAACCCTGTGCCCGTTCTTCTTGCTTAGCAGCAGCCACTTTAAGATCGGGGTAAATGGTGGTCTTGAACTCTGCCCATTGTTCTTTTGCCAAGGCAGAGAGTTCTCTTTGGGCGATGCCAATATTGGGATCAGGTGCAGGAGCGGCACTTCCGCCGCCTTTACCCCACAGCGTACCCAATCGTCCTTTGCCTGTTGACTGAAACGCCAATTCTGGCAGCATTTCAAACTCGTGCATCTTCATACGTGTCCTTTAATCCATCGGCATTCTTCGGGGAGCATACCGTATACAAACATATCAGAGCCATCAATGTGCGAGCGGCGCAGCAAACCTTCTTGTTTGTACCCAAGCGCCTCTACAAATTTAACCGACACATCGTTGCCGACTTTTACCAATGCGGTAACACGACGGCATTTAAGCTGAATAAACGGGTACGCAAAGCTGCGGTGCAGAAACTCGCGGTTCAACCAGCTTTTGCCGGGCACTGCTGCAACACTCATGCTGATTGACGCTCCTGAATACATGTTGTACACAACCCCTGCAATCAACTCACCGTTTTGCTCTAGCCCAATTGCTATGTCTTCGTTGCTGTTGTCTTCTTCCAACTTCGCCCAGACCCACGTTCTGACTCGTTCATCTTGCCCGTATACCACAGTCTTCATACGGGCGTATCTTACCCAGATTGTTGGATTCTGGAAAGGATTAAGTTTAACTGGGTGACAACCTGCGGCAAAGTGGCGGCAGCAGGCAGCGGGGACAAAACAGTTGACCCTGGCCGTGACCCGGTGATGATCTCTACGTTGGCTTTCAACGGCTCAATAATTCGCCCCAGTTCGGGCGGCAAAGAATTCGTGGCCGGGATACTGGGTTTCTTCATATCTGCCTGAGTTCCCCAATTGAGGTGGCCATCTTAAAGCTGCGCAACGGAGCATTTCCGGTCAGCTGTACTTCCCAAATATAGCCCTTTGAAGAAGCAGGCAAACGCACAGGTTCTTGGGATGTTATGCCTTGGGAATACACTTGAACTTCGTCAGAAAATAAAATAAAGTTTACGTTTCTGGTTTCAGCAATGTTTGGGATGGGGGTCAAAGCACTGCCGCCAAGCAGCATCCCATTAAGCACAATAGAGTTAACTGTACTGTTCAGAGTAGCACCAGACGCCCAAAGGGCTTGGTTTGCCGCCACAATGGCAGCAACATATGCGTTATACGCTGTTGTATCGTCAATGTAATCCCAGTCAGCCTGAACTTTCACGGCTCCAAAATTAGTAGGTGCTGGCAGAACAAATTTCTTTGACTTCCATTGGTAGAACAAGTTGTTTACCGTATCTGCATCAAGTTGATAAATTTCTGTTCCTCCGTAGGGGACGACATATACGTTTGCTGTTGACCGCTGAACAAACACAGCTTGAGCGTCGGTGTCAAAAGTTACCAACGGCGGAGTATCCCCACGGGTAATGATTAATGCGGCCTTTGTCGATCCTACGGCGTAGAACGCAATATACATGTTCTGGTATATCGCCCCAATCATCGAAGTGGGTAAGTAAGTCTGCCATTCGTCTCGTGTAAACAACGGGCGTGAAATTACATCCATTGCCCCTGGAGCAATTGAAACAATTCCGTTGGGGCTGGCGTACAGAACCCCGTATTGGTCGCCTGCAATTGACTTCTTGGACACGCATGGTTCAAACAATGGCACTTTCTCTTGCGTCATAGCCCCAGGCGTGGAACCTGTAATCAAATACGGGTGCTGTTTTGTACATACAACCAGCGTTTGGCCAAACACGCCAAGCCCGACAATCGGAGACCCAACAGTCATCATGTAACCACTTGGCCAAGCGTGAGGCAGGTATGGCTCGCAAAACCACACTTGGTTCCCGGTAAACCCCGCCAAAATGCCGTTTGGCATTGAAACCAAGCCTTGCAACGTGGCAGGCGGCGGGATGTAGTACAGGGAAGGAAGGATAACGCCCAAGTTGGCGGATAAGATATTGTCGGCAAAAGTGCCAGTCGCAACGCCAGTGCTGGGGGTTACGGTAACCTGCCCAACATAGAAATAATTGACGGAGTCAGTTCCGGCAACAGCCCGGTAAATTCGAATTGCTGTGATGTTGTATCCTGCGGACGACACCGGAGCCGTGGCAAACGCGCTGACTGTGACAGTAGCGTTTGGCTCAACAGTGGAAATCGCTGTGGCGGGACTGGGGCCAGACTCTTCTAAAACTGCGCCAAATGTGTTGACGTATGTATACACATACACACGATCTTCATGCACAGTTCCAGAACCGCCGCTTTTAACAAGTGTGGGGCCAGTAGTTGGATTTGGAACGCCCATCTGGTAATAGGCATTTGGAAAAGGTTTTACCCCTGTCCCGCTAGTAGTTGCCAATGCCCAGTTGGTTTTCTTTGGGCCAACGCCATCGGTGTAGTACACCCGGTCGTCAGTGACGTCGGCTACAGGGCCAGGAACGACATTGACATCAGTTGTCCACTCAAGCCAAGCAGTCGCACCAGTAGATGTTTTCTCTAACTGGTAGATAGTCTGTACGTTTGAGTTGCCCGTCGTGTATGCAAACACTGGCTTGCGCCAGGGGCGTAACTCGCCCGATTGGATTTTTACATTGCTGGCAACCTGCGCTTGATTGGGTTGAAGTAAAGCAGGGCCAGTGCGGGGGGAAATGCCCGAAAATGCTTCAAGTTTAAGAAAAGGCATAGCACTTCCCCCAGTGGGTTACTCAGCAGGAGTTTCGGCGGGCACTTCGGCTGGGACTTCCGCAGCTTCAGCTTTACGACGACGGGCGGGGCGTGGTTGGCCAGCAATATCTGCTTCCAGTTCTTCCAACAACAGCTGCCCATCTTCGTTTAGTTGGAACTTACCGCCGTCGTACGTACCGATGATTTTTCGATCAGCCATGATGCCACGGATGATGTTGCCAGCCACGTACTCAGCGCCTGAGGCTTCCATAAATTGCTCAAAAGACATCGCCATTTAAATCTCCAGGGTTGTTAAACACAGGCCCATTATCCAGCAAAAGACAAGCTTTACGCAAGGACTGCCAAGGCTTCATTGGTGTGTTTGATGCGGTCTTCGAGGCCAATTGTCCCACCGTTGATCTTCTTCGTGAGTGCTGCCCAGTCCCCTGACTCGGCCAGACGGTTGCAGTCATGCGTTGACCAGAACCACCCTGCCGTCAGTGCCGCATATTTAGGTGTGGCAACCAGCTCTGGCTGCATGACAAAGTCAACGCCCAGGGCTTGGCCTGCGTGAAAATAATTTGAATGCCCGGTCAATTGGATGCAACCTCTGCCAAAAAAACGCCATCCGTCCCCTGACGCCTCGTCACGGTTTCCCATACGACCGCTGTACACTTTATTGGCAATAAGGCGAGGCTGACCAGCGCACTGGTTGGCAACGTCAAGAGTGGGGAAACGCTTGGGCCACAACTTCATCAGTGTGGCTGCGCGGTAATTCAAGTTCTCTTGCAGCACCTTAAAGTGTCCACATTCATGGCCGCACTGCCCGATGAATGCAGCCTGCTGTCTCTTGGTGGAGATGTTGAACCGGCCAAAGGTTTCATTAAGCGCATCAACCCACTCAGGGCCAATGTGCAGCTTTTTGAGTTGTTCACTGTTTACCATTTATCTGATCCCTTACTTTGTTGTAGGTGTCGATGCAGCTGTTGAGTTGGACGGTGTTTCTGTCTCCTTCGATTGCGATGGCGACAACAGCTTTAATAGCCTCTCTGTAAGCGTCGGGTCTTTCTTCTCCCCGATCTCTGGCGGGAGGGCTGGAATCTGGGGCGGTTGAAACACAACTTGCGGGGGCTTGGACAGGAAGCCGCAGCTGGCCAGCATCAACAAGCTTATTAATATCAGACTGTTTTTTAGCAAGATCATTTTTGGCCTTTCTCAATGTTTCGGTTTGGTTGTTGAGTGAAGACATCAGCTCTTGCTCTTTGGCTCGAGACGCTTCATTAAGTTTAGCAATCTGAGCCTGCATCTCTGCATCTCGATCAGCATATCCAACATGATGGCCGTAACCGTACGCCCCACCAATTGCGATCATGGCTGCAATGATCAGATATGGATTCACTGCCCAACCTCACGTCTTGCTGCTGCAATTTCTTCCCGAACATGCTCAGGTTCAAGGTGCTCTGGCGGTGTTGTGGGTGGGGGCGGAGGAACCCAGGTTTCATCAAGTGGGGGATTTACCCAGGCTGGCAAAGCACCAGATGATGTCCAAGTTGAAGTAGCGGGGGCAGGAACGGGAGCGGGGGCAGGAGTCGGGGGAGTTACTGGGGGCGGATTGATTGCAGCAGACACCGCACCCACTGCTCTTTTGCCTACGATGCCGCCAATGCCGCCAACAATAAGCAACACGATATCGTTCAGCATCTTTGTGTAGGCTTGATCAATGGGGGCCATTGACTTGATTGGTTGGGTCACAAACGTCACGCTGTAAAGCAAGGCAATCACAATGCCGAACAAAATGATGGTAATCATCACCACAACAAAGCCCCAGATGCGGACTTCGATTTCTTCGGGGGTGAGTTTATTTTTTGACAACATCGGGTTCCACCTTTTTTTCAAGCACTGGAGCAACAAGATATTCGGGGCATGTCTGGGTAAACATGCAACGAGGTTTTTGGCATTCTTTAAGGTCAAAGTTGTCTGGGTTTTGACAAGTGTATCGGTAGCGGTCTTCACACCCGACAAGCAAAAATATAATACCTATCATCATGACGGTCTTATGCAAACCAATCATTGCACACCACATGACTTTATTTTTGTTCATTGCGTTGCCTGTCCATTTGTTGGCGCTCATATTCAAGTTGTTGACGCAGTCTTTCCATGCGCTCAATTTGCATTTTGCTCTCCTTTTGTGCAGCCAATGTGTCATAGTAAATGCTTCCCAGCAGCGGTAGCAGCAGGACAAATACCAACACCATAGCAACTAACGCAACTAAAAACCCCATCTTACTTTTCGATCCATTATTAGAAGGCTGAAGAACAGGACTAGGTAAAGGACGACCACTAAACAGGCTACCCCGTAGATTGCCTTGTCTTGGATTGCGCTGATTACCTTTCTGCGTTGCCATTCAACCTCTCGTTGTTTCTTTTCTTGGGCCAGCCTTGCTTCTTCCTGTTCCCCAATGATCTGCACTCTCATTGCGTTGACTCGTGTGTACAAATTCCCCAGTTCAGGCGGGGACTGGTACACCATGATCTCACGAATTTCTTTGGCCAGTTTTTCAAACTGTGTTTTTGCCAACTCTCTGTTTAGCGCTGACTCCATGATGTTTTGATTGGGGTCATAAACAGTCTTGGACTTTTCTTCTTCTTCTCTGATATGGTCAGCAAGTTGTTGCTGAACTTTGAAGAACTGAGACAGATTTGCCGCCAAATCAGCCACTACCCGACCTTCATCCCAAACCTCTGGTTCAGCCTTTTTTGGCTTAAGCGCAGCAACAGGGGCAGCTGCTTGAGGTTTTTTCTTTTTGAAGAACCCGAAGAACCCTCCCACTTCCTCCGCAATTGCCTGAACTTCCTTGGCTGCTTTTTGAGCAGAAGCAACAGTTCCCTTTACCTCTTTGTAAAGTTCGCACCCTTTTCTGATGGCTGCAACGCAACCATTCGCCATTGCCAAAAGGGTGAGCGGATCAATTTTTTACCCCTGTTATGGCATGGCTGCTTTTATTTTGTCTACTGTGTCAGCAGCATCAATTTGGGTCTGCATAACTGCGTATTTGTCTCGAATGAGTTGACGAGCGGTTTCAGCCCCTTCCATTTGGCCAGGGATTTGTTTGGCAATAGCCTCGTCATACGGTTTAAATTCGTCTGCACGGGCTAGACGGCGCTTTTCATGCGCAATAACTTTAGCTTTATTGAAGTTGATGGTAATCATTCTTGGTACTCCCATGCGTTGCGAAATGTGCGGTCTGTTGGAATGTCAGACACATCCACGATCTTGAAGGGCTTGCCAGCGGGTACATCTTTCGCCGCAATCTCTTCAATCGTTAAACCGCACTCAGCGGCAGGAATAACGACAACAACTCCGCCATCGTCAGTTGGGTAAATGATTCTTGAGTTCATGGTTTTTCCTTATCTGAAAGCAGCAACATACATACTTGTAGTGTCCACAAATGCATTATTTTCTACGTGGTGAATATTTATAGCTGACATAGTAATACTAGTAATATTATTAAAAGAGTTGGACGCGGTTGTAACCAAAGACGCTACTTGTACGCAATAATTTGCATCTTGCATTGCAGTGGAAAAGTTAACCCCATACACTCCTGCGCCAAGATCGGAAATGCTAGATACATTTCCACTGGCACGAATAGATATAGTACCTGTGCCATCAAAGTTAACCCACGCCCTTGCTGAGTAACTAGGTGCTGAACCCGATGCCGTTGTAAGGGCCGTAGCTGAAGTTGCAAGAGTTGCCAGGGTTGCTGTACCTGCGTTGGTAGCGTACCCCGCAGTGGTGGCATACCCTGCGTTGGTAGCAAACGACGCACTGTTGGCAGTCCCTGCGTTGGTAGCGTACCCAGCGTTGGTAGCGAACCCAGCGTTGGTAGCTGACCCGGCAGCAATAGCCGACTGAGCAATCCAAACGGGCGACGAAGCACCTGCGGAAGACAGTATTTGTCCAGCGGTTCCAGCAGCAGTGTAAGACTGTAAAGTCCCTGTGCTGTACGCAACTGCTCCGTTAGCTGCGGTCGCCGCATCAAATTGAACCATGGCATTAAGCCCGGCAGCAGTTACTCGCAGTTCAAGCTTATCAGCTGCTGCATATGCTTGAGCGGTAGTTGCCTCTTGCCCGCGAACTACTGTAAAACTATCTGACGAACGCGCAGTAACTTTTACAATTTCAAGTTGATTGCTAGAGTTTGTCAGAGTGGCATAAAAATAATTTGTTCCTGTAATTGCAGGAAATAGCGCACCTTGCCCAGTAGTCACTACTATTGTGGTGGCCGAAGAAGAAATTGACGATGCAAGCGGTGCAGATGCATTATTTGAAAAAAGTACTGGCATAGCAAAGTGTCCTTATTCGAACGTTCGCAATTTATATAAAGTGCTCAAATACAAGGCAACTGCTTCATCAATCAAATTTTGAACCGCAGTCTGTTGCTTGTCAACAGCAGTGTAACGTAGTTGTTCGACTAACGTCAGTTGTCCTTCGAGTACATCCGCAATTTCTCCGGGAGCAGGGGCGTCTAACATAGGTATGGTGTCAATTACCCCATACCTTCCTTGATAGGCTTCGGCAATGCTGTCGGCAATTTCAATAATGCCATCATAAAAAGCATTTAACGCTATGTGTTTTGCATAACTGGTAGTCCGCAAATGTTCACGATGAGCAAGTTCTCGGCTCAAAAACAAAACAGCAATTAGACGGCCCATCAAGGGGGTGCTCATGATTAGTCCTTTTATCTGAAAGCAGCAACATACATACTTGAAGAATCAACATATGCATTATTTTCTACATGGTCGATATTTATAGTTCCCGTAGTAATACTAGTAGGGTTATTAACAGTGTTGGACGCAGTTGCAACCAAACCCATTATTGTTATGCAATAATTTGCATCAGGCATCCCAGTAGAGAAGTTAACCCCATACTTTCCTGTGCCATTATCGGTAATGCTAGACACGTTAACACTTGCGCGAATAGATATAGAACCCGTGCCGTTAAAGTTAACCCACGACCTTGCCCCGTAATAACCGGGTGAGCCAGAAGTTATTGTAATGCCGTTACCTGCATTGCTAGCGTAACCTGCACTGCTAGCGTAACCTGCACCGCTAGCGTAACCTGCATTGCTAGCGTAACCTGCCGAACCCGCATAGGTAGCGTTAGATGCGGAACCTGCCGAACCCGCATAAGATGCCTGAGATACAGAAAAATTACTGGGGTTATAGACGTAAAAATTAATGCCATCGTTGCCACCCCAAAGCCAAGTGGGTTGCCCGCCTTGGCCAGACCAATAGAAGTTAATGCCGTTACCATCAGATCGATTAGGGTACGCCCTACCAGCATTTGTAGCGTAGCCTGAGTTTGTAGCGTAGCCTGCGTTAGTGGCTGCGCTTGCATTGGTGGCAGACGAAGCAAAAGTCGCGTTGGTGGCAGACGAAGCAAAGGTTGCGTTGGTGGCTGAACCTGCACTGGTAGCCGTAGTAGCCAGAGTAGCCGTAGTTGCCAACGTAGCCGTAGTTGCCAATGTTGCATTGGTAGCTGAAGCAGCGGAACCGGTTGTGTTCTGGTTAAACGTGGGCCAAGTGAACGTACCCGTGCTAAAGTTGCCTGACGTTGGCGTACCGAGAGAGGGAGTTGTAAAACTTGGTGAGGTTGCCAAAGCAACCACAGTGCCGGAGCCAGTTGTGCTATATGAAGTACCCCACGCTGTTCCTGTGGAATTTGGAATGCCCGAACCGGGGTAAATCATACCGGCTGGAGCCGCAGCAGAAGTCCAAGTCGTACCGTCTGAAGTCAGCAAGTTGCCCACTGTGCCCGCAGCTACCGCAGAAACCGTAGAACCTGCACCAACCAAGACGCCAGTTGCAGTTGTAAGCCCTGTACCGCCGTTGCCAACAGGCAAAGTGCCAGTAACACCAGTAGAAAGGGGCAACCCCGTAGCGTTGGTCAGTGTCGCAGACACAGGTGTCCCCAATGCCCCGCCAGCCTGATACTTATCAGTATTCAGGTTTACAAAGTTGGCATCGACTTCCGTATTGGTTAACGGCGAGCCTTTACCTGCACGAGTGACAATTGTTGACATCTAGACACCCCAATTAGGAGACGGTGATTTGCCAGGTGATGCTCATGGCGTCATTTGCGCCTTTGTTGACAACTGAGAACACCGTACGGCACAACATGGTTCCAGTTGTTGGGTCGTTGAAGATACCGGCTTCGGTAACAGCGCCAGTACCAGTACCAGCTGGGAAACTGGCTACGTAAGTAACAACGTTGGTAGACGAAGTCGCTGACGAAAAAGTTACCCGTGAACCTGAAATTGGGGTTTCCAGCGCGGTATCACCAACCGCTGCTGCGGTAGTACCCGTCCCCAATCCCATGTGCGTCATGGCTGCTGGCGAATTGGTCGTTTTGAGCATTGAAGACGCAATAAAGGTCTTGCCTGCGGTAACAACCAAATTTTTGAATTCACGAGAGTCTTTGACATTGCCTTGTGCGTCAAAAACTTTGACGAAGACGTTGCCAGTGACTGTAAGTTTATCGTTCAACATGAACTTCTCCTGTTAAAAAGTGAACTGAATTCCCACGTAGTCTTCAGCAAAATATGTGATGTCACAATAATCTTGTATCGACCCCACTCCTGCGTCCGACAATGAAAAAGAATCTGTTGCAGAAGAAGCAGTACTGATCACTGCCGCTTCCGTAATCGTAACAACATTGGCTGTAAAGTCAATGAATTCAAAAGAAATACCATCGCCAACATCGGCAAGGTCATTCATTGCAAACGCTTCAGTCAAAAACTGATCAAAGGCGTAATAACTTGAGTCCCCAGAAGTAACAGTCTCAACTTTAATAGCTGGGGCAAAAGACAAAGACGATGTGTCTGACAAAGTCAACGTGTCAAAAACGTCTCGAATATAAATTAACATTACCAAAGCGCTATCACTAAAAGAAACTGTTTCAGCAACTGGCTTTTGAAAATTCAAAGCCGGGGAATCATTTGTTGCTAGGCTTTCAGTAACAGTCCCAAGAGTAAACGCTAGGGCCTTTGTGTCGGCAACAGAAATAGTTTCTGTCTTTCCAAGTTGTGAAGTTTTTACGCTGCTATCGGACAATGTAACAGATTCAGTTTTTGCAGCGGGAACAAACGACAACGCAGAGATGTCTGCAATAGTCGAGGAATCAGTAAGGGGTTTGGAAAACGTCAAGACCGAACTATCGGCAATTCCAATTGTTTCCGCGCTAAACCTAAACAACCCGCTTGTGTCCATACGCGCTGAAGACGACAACAAAATGTAAGCAATCTCGGACACTGGCACTACATAAGTGGCAGTCCTTGAAAGATTTACAAAAGTGACGCTGGCGCGTAGGGAGGTGTCTGCCATCAGAAGTCTTCGCGTAACTTGAACTTCAGTACGTCATACACAGTTTGGATTTGCCCGTCGGAGAAAGTAATTTCAATCTCACCTTCGTAGTCCCCGGCTGCGCCTTGCAGCATCACAGGGGCCGAGGCTGGGTAAAAGGTAACTTGTCCGTTTGGCCCGTCTGTAATAGACCCTACAACCGTGGCCTGCAACGTGGACGACCCAACTGCTCGAAAATACAAACGAGAAGTAGCCCCTGTTAAAACAACTGCTGCTCCAGTAGTGCTATCTGTGATGTTACACACCAGTGCAGGGCGTGTGTCATTCGTGACCAGTTTAATTTTGTCAGTCATACAAGCCTCTGGAATTCAATCGCAACAGACGCACGGGTCAAACCTTTGTTCACTTGCGTGCGCACATCCGCCATCACGTCGTTAAATCTCTTCAAGTAGTCAAGAGATGTTCTGAGGTCGTAGTATGGCTGGTTTGGAGTATTGTACAAACGCGCCCTTGCCCCATACGCAATATCCTCAAGGAATCGTTCGTATATTTCTTCTCGAATCGTTGTAGATGAGCGAGTTGGTTTGAGGGCAATCCGCAACTTAATTTGGTTGGCTTGCGTGACTTGAGGATACGGAACCAACTGCACTTCTTGTGAAGATGGTCTGAAATAATAGTAGGGGTTCCCCGCCAACGTATTCCAATTGGTTGTTCGGTAAATCTGTGTCAACTGCTCAATGGCTCGTGGAACCAAAAAGACATCTCCGTACCAAGCTTCGACAATGTCTGCAATTTTGTAGTTGCCGTCCGGCTCAAGCTCGTACACTGCAACCCCAGAAATACCCGCTATAGGGTCAAGGTTTTCTTGGATATACCTGGTTTCCTGGCAAAACTCAATACAAGAATTGCGGATTGCATTAAGCGCCACAACTTCTGGCACATCTTTTACAAACTGCATAACTTCTGGCAAAAACAAGTCGTACGCAACTTCACTCATGACATTGATCCAGGTAAAGAAGGGTTACGTGGAAGCAGAGCCAACTCTGGCGATCCTCTCATTTCGGACTGCTCTTTAACACCTGTGGCAGCAGTGAACGTTGTCAGATACATCTGCCCCAAAGCAATACCAGGAGCATACTCGGCGTCTTTGGTGCAAGCTCTAAACAGCATGTAGTCAAGCAGCGGGCCTTGGAACACATCAAACACAGGAATTACTTGCGACTCAGACGTCAAGTCAGTCGGCTGCATTGAGTAGTTGATCTCAAGATAGTTTGTCCCAGTGCTGGGCGGGTACACGTAGTACGCCGTTTGATCTTGAAGGTCGTAAATGTAATTTGTGGTTGTCGTACTAGCCGTGGCCGTATGCCAATTTGGATTGAACGCATCCAACAACTCACGCGAACTGATACGAACAGCACGGCCAGGAGTCGTGCCAGTCGTGCCCATATTTCGATAAACGCTTAGAAGCATCCATCCGCCGCTAGGCAGTGTCTGTCTTGTGCCAGCTGCAAGTTGTACCGCGCTTCTTGTAGCTGAGGCATTAGGCTGCATGACCACAATTTGCCGCAGGCCATCATTAAGCCATCCCAGAAGTTCTGCTCTTGTCCAGCGAACCCCAGAGATGTCAATAAGCTGTGTGGCAGCTTTGCTGATAATTGTGCCTGCGGTAACTGTACCCATGCAACTTCTTTCGATGAATAGGGGCCGAAGCCCCTATTTGATTAGGCCGAAATCATGGCGTACCAGTTCAAGCCATCAGCAGTTACGTAACGAGCACATTTAGAAACGGCTTGTGAGTAAGATGCGTTGGCTGAACCGCCATTGATAGTGCCGCCGACTGGTGGGAACACGATCAAAGCGTTGGTAGCTTGGCCATTCAGGATGAGGATATCAGCGGCTCCACTGCCAGCTGGCAAAATCGCTGCGCCAGTAGAGGCAACGGTAGCGAATACAGTGATATCGGCAGTGATTGCAACAGCAGTAGCTTGCGTAGTGGCGCTAGTGACTTGACCAGTCAAAACGTCACCAGCAATCAACTGTTGTGCAGCCTCAGCCCATATACCTTGTCCGATGATCTTTGATTCTTGAGACATGATAAATCCTATGTGTGGTGGTTTAAAGAGACGGGGCCGAAGCCCCGCCTTATTCTTTAGCCTGCGACTTGCAACAAGGCCAAGCCGTTTGCTTGAGCGACTTGGGTGCCGTAGACGTTCAAACCACGAACCAACGTACCGAAGTCGTTGGGGTTCTGCAAGGACTCAACCTTAGCGATCTGAGACGCAAAGGTGATGGCAGACTTGTGGCCTGCAATCACAGCGTGACGCTTCAACGCGTTAGACAAAACAGCATCAGTACCGGTGTTGGGGTTCATGTAGGTCTTGCCAACAGCGCCACGGGGGACGAGGTTGGAGACATACACGCTGAAGCGGTCGATCATGCCGATCTTGCCGTTACGCAACACGCTGGCAGCGTCACCCATGAACTGGGCTTGAGCCAAGTTCGATTGCATCAGGATCTGACGCTCGGTGGGGGTGAGGATCAACCAACGGTCGGTCTCGGGCACATTGTTCTCATCCAACACGCTGGACAAAGCAGTGATGCTTGACAGGATGTTGGAGGCGGTCAACGTGACGGGAGCCAGATCGGTGCCCAGGTTGAACGCGCCAGAGATTGCACCAGCGGTAGCGCCTTGGTTGGCGGCAGCGCCTTGGTTGAAGTTGGTATACAGAACGTCTTTGTCGATCTGAATCTTCATCTGCATGGCGGCGTCGTTGGTGAACATGTCCATCAACTTGGGCTTGGCTTGCAGTTCCAAAACGTTGTTCACGTTCACGCCAAAGTACTTGCCCTTGTTGATCACCAAAGTGATGGTGCTGGGAGCAGGCACTTCATAAGCCAGATTCTGGCCGATGCTGTAGCTGTTGATCGTGATGGTGGGGATCGTGTTGATGATCACGGTGTCGCCCATGCCGGTGATGTCACCTTGCCAATCGGTGTTGGCAATTTCGCCAAAAACGGTGGCGGCATAGAACTTCTGGGCCAGCTTGCCAGACCAGAGGGCGGGGATAAACGTACCCGAATAAGCGGTGCCGGAATAGGCTACTTGACCACCGGGGGTGTTGAAACCGCCAGAGTTAATCGGATAGGCTGCTGCTGCGGTAATTGTAGACATGGCTACTTCCTTCTTCAGTTAAAAAACTTTTGATGAGTACCGCCATGCGTGGGTCGTTTAACGAATACGGCCTTCGGCTTGGGCGGCGTTGATTTCTGCTTCCATTTTCACCGCCTCTTCGTTTGTCAACCGGCCTTTGATCCACTCGTTGTAAAAATCCGAAACTTCCTGTGAGGAATAGATTCGTTTTTCTCCAGCCGAAGTAGTAGCAGGCGTCGAACGGGAGCGGGTCGGCGCTACTTGACTTTGAAGATTCGGCTGTCGCTGTTGCGTAGGAGGAGCAATCATGTTTCTGTACTGCTTGAAAATCGTAGCCGTTCTGGCTGCGTCAAATGCCTCATAAGCATTTGTCAATGCGTACTGGCGGGGTAGCCCATAAATGGGATCAACCTCTGCCAACCATGACAGGAAACCTTGGTCTACGTTTAAGGCTTCCCAATCAGGAACTTGTGCAGACAGCGCAGACAGAAACCGATCTTTATCGGAAACACCTTGCCGTTCACTCACGTTCCCAAGCTTGCTCTTCAGTTCGTTCACTTCCGAAAGCAACTGACTTTCTCGGTCGCGGAATCCCGCTACTTTCTGTTCAGTCGCACGGTCGATCAAATCCAACAGATCAGAACCAAATGCTTCTTTGTCTTGTTCAGTGATAAGAGTCTTGGCCGTACTCGGTTGTTCGTATGCTTGCTGTGCTTTTGACGAGGCGTTCTCTGCGATTAGGGTCTGAACTTGGACATTCAGTTCCTTCATCTGCGAGTGCAAGCGTGGCACTTCTGCATCGTACATACCCTTGAGCGTAAGGTACTTGCGTTCCCACGTTTCTTCGGATACCGATTTTGGTTGCGGCTCTTGCGAGACATGCTGCTGCGGCGGATCAGCCGGGGGTTGAGGGTCTAAATTTGGAACAGTCTCCGTGTTATCGGTCTGTCCTGTCATTTGGGCTACAAACGCATCTGCGTCATCAACTTGTTGCTGAATAGCTCGTGGCAATGCCATATCTCTATCTCCTTCGCTCCGACTACGCTCTAGGACTCCGGCTTTACGGTCAGTCCAAGTTCGCTTACGGTCTGCTACTTGGTTAATGTTGCGGTGTCGCGCTCCGACTTAACGGTCTGCTTGTCACCTACGGGTTTTGGCGACCAGCGTTTCCGCTTGATCCACCATCTCAAGGATTTCCTTGAGTTCGAGGTTCCGGCCCTGGAGCCGGGACTTCATTTCTTCACCTGTTGCTTCGCCAAGTCTTTCGAGAGTCTCTTGACGCCGCGATTTTAAAAATTCTACCAAAGGTTGCATCTCTGGGGTGCGCATCAGTGCAAGGCACCGGGCAACCCTTTCGTCAACCCTTATTTGCACATTCCATCCGTCTTTGCAGACATCTGGGCGTACTCTTTGCCGCCACGTTTGCCCATAGCGTCGATGTTGCCATCATTGCCGCCAGCGCCTTGAGTAGCGGGGCCTTTGGACATACCGTCAGTTTTGGCTGACTCTTGTTTGTACTCAGCTGAACGCTTTTCCATTGGGTTTACTGCTTGCATGGGTTTTACTCCTTTGTGTGGATGATATACGAGAACTTACCGTTGTCAACTACCGATTCCGGCTGCTGGTGCAAAATTATTTGCTACCGGCGCACCGTTCTGGAGTTGTGCTCCTGGCCGCTGAACTGGAGGCGTACCCCCGGCAGCGGCTTGCCCATTCTGCTGAGCCGTCTGCGCTTGCTGTTGTTGCATCATCTGTGCTTCATTTGCCAGTCGCTGTTTGAGGATTTCAACAGGGGGAACAATGTGGTCAGGGTTGAGGTCAAGCGTTTTGGCCGACTGACGCAGCAACTCTGCAATGCCTTCCATGCCGATGACTTGCTGGACAGCAGGGCTTTGCAGGGCGATCTGGAGGAACTGGTTCTGGCGAACCTGAGCCTGTTCTTTCTGCACCAAGGACGCAGCGCCACGAGCGCGGACATTGACATCCCCCTTGAGGTCTGGGTCTGTGCCGTACCGCATATTGTAGAAATACAACCGATCAATGGCTGGCTCGATAACCGTACGGTCAATGTTGGCAATCACCTGCTTGATAGATTTGCCAGCGTTGCTCATCAGCATGTTCATGCCTGTAGCCGTGCGGCCTGCACCACCTGCGGGGCTGTCCCCCGTCATATACCGTGGAATGCCCGTGTATTCGTCAGCCAGGGTGGCAAACTTCTCATAGACCGCCATAAGTTCAGCAGCCAATGAATTGGGCTGGTAGAACTGCATTGGAGGTGCTGCTCCCGCCAGTGGGTCAGACGTAACCTGCCAGACTTTCCAGGGATACAACTGTGTGATGTTCTCGCCCTGGGGGAGCCTATCAATGTTGTACACAACCTGTGGGCCACTGGCAATTGACAAGTTGTTGACCAATGAGCGAGCGGCAGCGTTACAGATGTCCTGGGTGTCCCGACACAAATCCGCTACAGAGTTGCCCCAGAACGCGCCGGGGACTTCTTCGTAGGAAGCTTTGTAGTACGGCTTACGCCCGAGGGGGTCGGCATTAACCACCGCTTTTATGACCCAGTGCCCGACCACCCAACCTTCGATGGGGTAATCCATCAACGGGTCGGGAATCTCTTCCTCGGTCATACCCCAGTCCTTGAGCAGTTGCCCTTGGACATTTCCCCAGAACTGGAGCGCATCAATCAATTCAGACGGGTTCTGTTGCACACCCATAGTTGACTTGCCTTCAGCCGCAGCCTTGTTCATGTCAACGTAAATCCAGTCGCGCAGACCGCCTTTGCCGTACTCTTCCAACACGGCGCGGATGGCTCCGTCGCTGTAACCTTCAACGCCGATAAGGGCTTGCAGGTCAGCACGCGCTAACTTATGACGCTCAATTATGAAGCCATCATTGATGTCGGACGAATCCGCAGCGGGATAAATATTGAACGGGTCAACCCGCTCCCACTCAAGGGTGAGCATGTCTTCAACAGCAAGCGTGTACTGCCCGTCTGGAGTAGGCACCCACTGCATCTTGGGGCGCTTGCGTACAACCGGCCCTTTCATGATGGCAGACGGGAAAGTTGTGATGTCGTCCAAAAACTCAGAAAACGCCACGTTCCAGTTGCCCTCAAACAACTGATCCGACATTTTGAGTTCCATCCGCTCTGCCGTGCGTTTGGCCATGTCCTTGATCTGCGACATAGCCATATCCTTCATCTCAAGTAGGCGCTCACGCACCTGCTGGTCAGTCGGAGGTTGGCCCATCATGTACAACTGCTGTACTTCCTGTTCTGCCTGCGCCATGATGCCCTGCACCTGATTTGGCGGCAGATCGGGCACGGGGCTTGGCTGGATCGTCCACGGTTTGTCTTCCGCAGCGGTAACCAGGGTGTCTTTGAGCCAGCTGGACGCCGCACGACACTTGTTTGACGTGAGCATCATGTAGATGGTGGCGCTGCCCTGCTCGCGCAGCTGGGCCAGTTTGTCTGGGTCGTACTCTCCGCGCCTTGCGCGAACAGACTTGAGCATCTTGATCTCAGAGGTCTGCTGCTTGGCCAGCATGGCAGACATCCATTTTTTGCGGATGTACCCCGCAAGGGCTTGAACAACGGGCTGCGAATTGGCCAGTTGAGCGGCATCACGCTGCTCTTCTTGTAGCGCCTTTAAAGACTTGATGGTGACAAGTCCGCCGCCAGCCACTGTGACTCCTGGCGCGGTGGTATTCGTAATGTTAAGTCCAAGTTGCATATGCGTCACATCTTTAAACTGTTAGGGGTGTAACCGATATCGGCAGCAATGTCAAGTCCAGACGTAATCAACTTTTTTGATTTCAACCGACTTGCGCTGCCAGGAATCCCCAGTTACGTTACCGTCTGCGTGCAGGCACGCATACTGGTGCGCATCTGCAATGTGGGAATGCGAATTTTTCTCGGGCTTGTCGTCAGCCTCGCCATTTTGCCGGATTTTATACCGGTATCCGCCCCGAAGGGAAGCAATTAAATGTGTACATGACGGATCGACCAAGTGGGCGGGTTTACCATCCACCGAACGAGTTAGCATCTTGTCCACTGCATTGATACGTGCCACAACACTGTTGGACTTGGCAGAAATCACCCGAAACCCCTCTGCTCGCAGGATATCGAACACCGACCGCTCGTCAGTCTGCGCCCTCTGCTGCCCTGCCGGGTCACCCACAATCAGGACGTTCATCCCCGGAAACCTGTTGGCCAGCATGGGTTTTAACTTCTCCCGGCAGAACCGCAGCGTACCCATCCCCTCTGAGATCAAGTCGGCAAAGGTCAGGAACCTCCCCTGGGCATCAACTTGGTTGATGGTACACGCAGGTGTCAACCCAAAGTCCATCCCGATGATGAGCGGGTGAGTCTGGAGCTTGATGTAGTTCAGCGACTGCTTGGCAACGTGTGTATCCCGGTCAAACGCCTTGAACACCGGCTGTCCGCTCAGAGACTTACCAAACTCCCCGTGGACATACACATCTATCCAGTCTTCCTTCTTGCCTTCGCACAGGTTCTCGTAGTAGTCGTCCGGCAGGTACTGCGTCCAGTCCGCCTCTTGGCTCAACCCAGACGGCTGTATGGTGACGTGCATGTTCTGGGGCGGCTCAGTGAGCATGGTCTCCCAAAACGTGTCCATGTCCGGTGGGTTGGTAGCCCCCCACACTTTGTGAATCTGTTTGCCGTTGTCATCACACGCCCCAACGCCGTTCATCGTCTTATCGGGATACCTACCCAGACGACCAGTGAGCGCGTTGTAAATGTCCGGGTTGATCTCCCGGAACTCATCCATCACACCAAACGTCAGCTGCAACGAGAGCAACCGGCGCACGTCATTGGCGTCATCCAGTCCACGAAACAAGACTTCGCACTCCACGTCGTCAAACTTCAGCTGGAACTTGGAGTTTGTCTTCTCCAGTATCCCGGCCTCTCCGTCTGGATACCACTTCAAGAAGTCCGGTATGGTCGTGTCCCACAGCATCTGGCGGGTGTTACGAATGACCGCCGTACGACTACGTCGTATGCCATCAGGTGACGCCTTGACCCGCTTGGCTTCGTAGCCAATCTTGATGAGCGCCGCCGTGGTCTTGGTTGACCCGACTGGCCCCACGATAAAGTTGGAGAACTTGTCTGCTGTAAGAAACGGAACCACCGATATGGGTGGTGTGTAGACAAGATTAGCCATCAATGGTCAGGGGCTGTGCCCCCTGCGGTATGTTTATCGTGATACTGAACTTGGGTGCTGCATTGAGTGCACCAGCGTCAAGTTTCGGTGCTTTCAGTCCTGCTACGTCTGTCAGCGCATTGAACACCGAGAGCTTTTGCAAGATCGTGGAGTCGTTGCTTATGGCCTGCTTGAACATCATGGACATCATCTCTTCAGCCATAAGGCCCGCCTTGAGGCGAAACGTCATCCCGTTGCGTTCAAAGTCCGACCGCTGCGCCTGTACAGCTGTGATAAACGGTGGCCACTGGGACAACCGCTCCCACTTCTCGCCTTCAAACCCAAACCTCTGGGCGATCAGCGCCGGGTCTTCCAACCCCGCAGCACACTCCCACACCAGCTGGGGCGGGATGTCCAACGTGACGTGCGCTTCTGGTGCGCTTGGTGAGAGCGCAAACTCTGTGTACTCAGAGTACTCGGTGAGGTCATCCATCGCGTTTGGCAAAGAACGCCACCAAGGCTTGTCGCACAACCTCAGACATCGGAACGCCTGTGCTTTTGGTGTACGCCTTCAACTTGACAGCAAGGTCTTCGGGGAAGAAGAAATTGAGTCGAATCATCTAAATCCTGCTGTTTTTTTCGCAATGCTTTTAGGCTGCGCTACAAACTGTTTGCCTTGCGCCTTACCAGCACGTTTGGCTTTGGTTGTGGCTGCATATTCAGCAGGTGACAAGGACTTGATCGCAGCCTCAGGCAAGTAACGCTCACCTGTTTTTGAAGACGGCTTACCACTCTTGGTACGCCATTTCTGGTCGCCCCAATCTTTAAGAGACTTCTGTGGCGCTTTCAATCTTTGTACCCCCCACCTGCGGCCTTGTACTTCTTGGCCACAAGCTGTGCCTTACGGGCTGACCACTGCCCTGCGCCTGTTCCCTGTGTGGCCGCAGCTTTTACTTCGGACACGATCCGTTTACGAAGCGCAGGTTTTGTGTAGTTGTTCGCAGCATTTACGGTACTGCGGGTAGCCATCAGTACTTGCCCTTCATGACTGGCTTACCAGCCTTTTTCATCTTGGCTTCTTCCATCTTCTCGCCTTTTTTGTACAGGGCGGCAGGCATCTTCTTTTCAGACTTCTCTTCTTTGGCAGTTTCTTTGCCTTTGAAGCGGGACAGTAAGTTTGCGGGCATTTTGGCCATGAGGTGCTCCTGGTGGTTGATGTATGTATGGTACGTGGGTGCGGGCGAATGTCAAGGGGTAGGGGTATATAAATATATGTAGGTGTATGTATATGAAAATTTTAGGTCTTGTAGTGTGCGTAATGGGTAGTGTATGGCCCCCGTCCGCGTGTCCGTGTCCCTCCGCCCCTCCCTCTGCCGCCCATCGCACCATGTTGGCTGTTAGTGTAGGGTAGATGATCTCATCCCCTCGCTGGCAACGATGCCGGACATGATGCCCTTTGCAAACCCTACGGGGTCGGCACGATCTACGGATTGTGGGTTGATTGTTCGTCTAGCTGGAATCGGTCATTAAAAATTTGCGTGTAATCTCATGCCGTGGCGGGCATGACTGAGTGTGAAATAGACGAAGGCACTCTGACTGCGGCGATTGTTACCCAGTCAAGCTACGCATTAGGGGCGAACGCAAAACCCTTTGTTGTGGTGATATTCATTAAGTTGGGCAAGGCGGTCAATGTACGCCCCGACAATATCACGCAAACACAGCAAGGCAAGTCTATGCGACCTAATACTATCGGGCTTGAATGACGGGACATAGCGCACCACGGTATGCGGTAAGAATCCGCGCCGGTGTACCCTTGGAAAAGGTACTTTGGGTAGGACTAATGGAAAGACATTAGCAGTAGCGCCGACTAACGGGCGATGAGGTACGCACAGCGGGCACCAAGAACAGCAAGCCCGAGTCCCCTGTATTCAGGGGGCATCATAGTGTGTAGTGACAGTATGCACTAAATGTCCCTTTACTTATTAACTTGGAGAATTTCATGAATCAAATCACAATCGCCCCTGCTATCGTCAATGTGTCTGGCAAGACCAAGGTCGAGCGTCAAGTGTCTGTTGTTCGCACCGCATCTCAGCAAGCATTGACCGCTTGTCTGTCACTCAAGGGTAAGGTGGGCAACGCTATTCGTGCCAATGCCGCATCCGCTGGTTTGCTCGATGTTGCGGCGGCTTGCGTCAACTCAAACTACAAGCCACTGGTCGAGATGCTCAGCATCCGCTTGGGTGAACCCATGATTGTCAGTAACCGCGCATCATTCGAGTCACTGCCTGACTTGTTCGAAGCCCGCATCATGAAGGCAAAGCTGGCGAAGAACGATGGTATGCGTATTGACAAGAAGTCTGGTGCGCTGGTTGCTGGTTCTAAGCTGGCTGTTGAGATGGAACTCAAGGCATTGGTGACTGACATTATCCGTGCCGTCAACGAGTACCACGCTAACCGCAAGGCTGAGCAACAGCAAGTTGTCGAAGCCTGATCCACTGTCCCTGAGTACGGACGCAAACTGCTCATCACTCACTAACTTAACTGGAGAATCCAATGCGTGTACATCTTTTGCCCAAAGGGCAGTCAATTGCCCCTATGCCCCCCAAGCGTGTCAAGGATGCGATGTTTGACCACCGAGACATTCGCGGCCCCTTCTCTTTGCTGATCGCACCCACGCCGCCTCAAGTGCTCGTTGGTGGTGGATTCATGCGCGGCATGGCGACCAACAGATTGTGGGGATGAATGTTAGTGGGCACTCACGAGAATATTCCAGGGGTGTCCAGCGGAATATTCACTGGAATATTCAGTACTACATAAAATATCCATAGGAATCAACCACTTATGTATCTATGTAATACTCAATATTCCAATATTCCAATATTCCACATAGTCAGACGCCCTTACGCGAGAGATGATGACGATTGATGCGTGAGAGCGCGTCATACACACAATCCACAATATCTCAAAACCCGCCTGACCCTTTCCAAAATCTGGAATATTGGAATATTCCCGTTAGTGCTCACTAACCCCCTAGTATCCATGCGGGTTCTAGCGTAAGTGTCCACTCACGAGAATATTCCAACCCAATTTTCCACCGGAATATTCACCCCGCTTGGTGGTGTGCGGCGGCGTCCGCACCTATCATGCCGTCAATCGACCGCTTGTTTCTAATCGGTCTCAATCACTTCTGCTTGGGCAGAAGCATAACAAATAAAATTCGGCAAGTCAAGCGAATCAAGGGATTCCCCACTAACTCACTCAACCATTGGAGCACCTCATGGTAAACGACCTCATGTATCTTGAAGCTGACAACATCGTCACACCCCCAAACTACCTGTCCGACTCGGATGATGCGTTCACTTGGCGCTTCATGGACGACTTCAACCCGATGGATTCCCTCGGCCCTTTGGACGACCCCGATGCGTTCTTGGCTGAGTACCTCAAACTGAAAGGAGAAACGAAATGAGCAAACAATCGGACATTGACTACTTAGTAGCCAAAGGGCTACCCGAGGTCTACGCCCACATGGCGGTTGAAGCGCCAGGATGGAGGTTAGAGCCAAACTATTATTTGCATAGTGTAATTCATGAATCATTCGTGTGGTATTTGACGGAAGAAGGCCTTGGCTTTTGGTATGCCATTTGGAACAACGTACAAGCGGAGGGACTATGAACAAACTATTCTTGGTGTGCTGCACCGTCCTGACAATGCTCGCTGGATATATGGGCTGGGACGGCGATGGGTACTATCTCAGGCAGGTACTCTTAATATATACAGGGTTCATGGGTGCAATCACCCTGGGCCTACTCATGAAGGACTGACCTTGGAAGACTACCACCTACCCATATGTACACACTGTTACGCAGTGCGTGTGGAACCACAACGAAGACATAATCCACGACCAACCTGTGCGTCCTGTGGTGAGAAGATCGCCCAGCAGCGCAAGCACACCGTGGTTCCCATGCCCAAATCAAACTACATAGCAGTGACAGACTTGTCCCTGCTCAAGGGACTCAACTCATCGCACAAGGGGAAATCATGAATGACGAACGAGAAATAGAAATAATCCGCGAGTTGCATATCATCCGAGAACGACTGCGGTTTGTGAGCAACAACATCGACAACATATCCAAACGAGACGACTGCATCGCCAATCTTGAAGCGGTGCACAACAAGATACGGTATCTGTTGGAGATTGTTCTATGACGGGATACCCCCCAGGTTTACTGCAAGATGACGACCCGAGGTTATCCAAGTGGTTAGCCTCACGCCTTGACGCACGGCGCATAGTGCGTGAAGTTTGCAAGGAGATCAAGCATGAAAGGACTGTTCAAGAAGGCATACCTCGTTGGTCAAGGCGGGATGACCTGCGCGTGCTGTGCACCCAAGTCGGGTAACAAGTACGCCGCTCGTGCCAGACAGAAGATGGACAAGCAGGGCAAGCTGCGTCTGACTCGACTCATCAACCAACTCAACAAGGAGTTACCAGCATGAAACTCAGAGACATACGGCGCAGAGCGAAGACTCCATACACGCCCATTGGAGATGGGCTGGTGTTTCTGCGCGACTACAAAGCCGAGCGATGCCGTACCTATGCGATGGGGTGCCCGATCTGTGACCATTGGCGGTTCTATGACGAACATGGGCGGTATCCCTACAGCTGGGAGGAGTTGAGCAGATACATGGACATGCTCGAAGACGGCAAGACACCAGACTTTAGAAAGGTAGTGATATGAACGAGATCATCGTAGAACCACGCACGGTGTATGGCAACACAAACATATACCCCAAGTGTGAGAAGGCGAAGTTGTTTGCCCAGTTGCTCAACCAACTGACATTGACGCAAGACAACCTGGACATCATCAAGAAGCTTGGGTATTCCATCCGAGCACAGTATGTTGAAGTTAACCTGTAAGGACACCTATCATGTTCCCAAGCCCCGAACATCGCGGAGTATTTCTCACAACCCTACGCACACTGGGTGTTG